ATGGAGAGATGCAGTGAAACAAGGCGATGCTTACTCAGCACCTTATACTGAAGAAGAAATGTTAGATAAAATGACTGAATGGGGAGAAGATTCTATCTACTGGAGGACAGAATACGAGTGTGAGTTTGTAGAGTCGGTAGCGAACGTATTTAATCCAGAAAAAATTAAAGGATGTTATGATGATTACGAAATTAATAGACTGGATGGGGATGGACAGTCGAGAGGAGGCAATATTACTGTTGGTGTTGACATCGGCAAATCTGTTAACTCTACTGTTATTAGTGCATGGTCCCTTGATAAATCTGACACACAAAATATCGCACGGCTTGTTTACATTGAAGAAATTAATGCCAGAACTGGTGGACACGATATTCCATACCAACGTCAACGTATTATGGATGTTACCAATCAGCTTGGGGCTTCTCGTCTTATTGTTGATTGTACTGGGATTGGTGGGGCGGTTGAACATGATTTACGGTTGGCGTGCTTAGATGCTGGTGTTCATTTCGTTCCTTTCATTTTTACGGGTGGTCCTAAGGGTACTAAAACGCAAATGTATAGGGATTTCGTCTCATATATCCAACAAGGAAGAGTAAGAGTACCAAATCCAGAAAATTTAACACCAGATATGGCTAAATTAGTACATAAATGGACAAAAGAACATATAGATTTAGAATATACTATGGATGCTGCTAATAAGACAGAGAAGATAGCGGCACCTTCAGGTAGGCATGACGATTATTGTGATAGTTCTGCGATGGGTATACATGCTACTTTGAGTATGTTACCTATGACTGGTAACTTCAGCCAGAGTGTTGTATCAAGAAAAATAAATAAGACGTCACGAGAGTACAGAAACAACTCCGGAAGACCTATTTTTGGTACAACTCAACGAAAAGCTCGCCTAAATAAGCACAGCTTACGTGGAATCTAACAAAAACTTTATATACTCATTAAGTTTAATTATTAAAAGCCATGTCGTTTATAGATAATGTTAGACGTAGGTTTGCATCCATTGGAAGTAATCCTTCGTACAAGAAAGACGACCCCCGAAGTTACGGTGAAGGAGTAATACAACGTCTTAAAATTAATCGCGGGTTTAGTGTAGGTCAGGAGAAAGACTACGAACCACATATTGGTAAGAATAGAACTTATCAAGATGTATATCTTTCCGACCCTATAATAAGAACCCTGATAGATTTACCATGTTTGTATGCTGTTAAAGATAATTTTGACATAGTAACAGACGATGAAGACCTTCGAGAAGAATTAGAAGAAATGTTCCGAGATATTAATCTTGAGAATATATTATACGGGTGGTTGAGAAATGCAAGAATTTTTGGTACTGGATACCTAGAATGGACTGGAGATAATCTAGTCTTACGTTCTAGTCAGAACATGTTTGTTAAAAGGAACGAGCATGGGCAAGTAATGTATTACTACCAAAAAGTAGGAGATAAAAAGGAAGATGTGAGATTTGAAGAGGATGAGATAATACAACTAAATAATAATTCATTTGACGATTTAGCTTATGGGTTATCTGATATACATCCTATTTTATATCTAGTTGATTTAAAAGATTATGCAGAAAGAGATATAGGAGCAGCATTAAATAAATATGCATCAAGTAGATTTGATGTAAGTGCTGGTTTACCTGATATGCCTTATGGTCCAGACAAAATCAATGAGATAGTCGATGCATTTAATACTTTAGCTCCCGGTGAAGACATTATTCATGGTAACGACATACAAATAAAAGAGCTACAAGGAACACAAAGAGCATTTGAGTATGGAAAGTATACTGACGACATACTTGATAAAATACATATGGCACTTAAAGTTCCAAGAACAATGTGGACTGAGCCAGAGCGAGCACGTCCAATATTTGAACCATACGTTAGATATTTACAGACTATGGTAGAGGGAGCACTTAATTCCCAATTAATGCCACAATTAGAAAGTGGCGAAGCAAAGTTTAAGTTTAGGCAAATTAATGTTAACGACGCATTCACTAAAGCTAAGACTGATATGATATATCTGTCTGAAGGTGTGTTATCACCCGGTGAAGTTAGAGAGGAGAGAGGTCTTGACCCTGAAGGAGTTGCAGAATTAGATATGGAAACTTCTGAAGATATTAAGGCATCCCCAATCAAACAAGAACAGAGTGATAAGAATGCAAACATCTCTGGTGGAAAGAATCAAGATAAGAAAGAAGAATCCTCTAGAGCACAGAATAGGGGCAACAAGCCCTCCGCAAACGCAACAGGAGACAGAAAATGACATTTGAAAAGTGTATGATGAATACTAAAAGTAACCTGAAGAAGAGGGGTTTTGATAACCCTGAAGAGATTGCAGCTGGCATGTGTAGCATGTGGGCTCAAGAGAATGGCGTAGAGCGGGAATTTGCAGAAGGCAAAGACACTGAGCCAGTTCGTCGTTCATTTGCATTATCAGTAGCTGATAGTGAACAAATGACATTTACAAGCGAAGAGGGAGTCGAATCTGTAGAGTTTCCCGTAATCGCTATTACATCCGGACCTCATGAATATGAGGCAGAAGGAGAAGAACATAAAGTTTATATTGAAGGAGGTATGTTGAAAGACAACCTAGAGAAGTTTTCAGAACTCCCGATTTATATTGACCATCAAAGAACAGCTGAGGACCTTATCGGCATGGCAACGAAGCCTGAGCTAATCGAGATGGATAATGGAAAGACCGCAGTTAAGATGTTGGCAACAGTATCTAATAAACATGGCCGTGGTCAAGAAGTGATGGATAAAGTCAAGGAAGGGGACATGACTCATGTTAGTATTGATTGGTTTTCCAACGATATTGATGTGATGGGTGACACTTATGCCACTAACATTCGTCCCACAGAGGTAAGTTTCATTGACAATGAAAAAATGGACCCCGTCTGCAAAGAATGCACAATAGATGGAGAAGGAAAGGAATGTAAGACACAAGAACCCGACGACGACCACGACTGTGGTTGTGGTGGCCACGAAGGTAAATGTGGCTGTGAAGACGGGAAAACAGAGGTAGAAAAAATGTCAGAAGATATTAAAGAAACAACTGTAAAATCCGAGGCAGAGAACATTGTCGAACGCGAGTTCGCTTCATTACGTTCACAGCTTGAAGCAGCAGAAGCATCTAAAAAGGAAATCGAATCTGAATTTAAAGCAGCTATGAAAGAGTTAGACTCATTCAAAGCAGCCGCAGAAGAGAGAGCCGCAAAAGAAGCAGAAGCTAAGAAAGCTGAAACAGTAGAAGCAATTATATCCCGAGAGGTTTTATTCGGTACAATCGAAGAAACCAAGAAGGATGCGCGTGTAGAGGAACTATCTGCATGGGATGAATCCAGATTGACTGGATTTAGCGATGCTCTAGCAGCAATGCCAGAGCCCGCACAAGAAATCGAAAGGTCTTTCGGAAAAGGTAAATCAGCCGACGAGGGTGAAGTACCAGAAACCAAAAGAGAATTCGGTATGAAAGTAGTTAAAGGAGCTATTAGATTAGACCCAGAATACTACAGAGGTAAATAAATATGGCAACAGAAATATTAGTAAACGACGGTGGTGCACCAGCAAGGATTCTTCCTTTTATAGCTGGAGCTGCCCTATCAGGTGGAGAAGCTGTTATCATGAGTGCAGACGGAGAAGTAGACCCAGCAGGAGCTGCGGCTACTAACGTTATTGGATTCATGTTTACAGATGCAGCGTCAGGAGCAAATTGCTCAGTAATAACAGGTAAAGGCGTTGTACTTAACGCTTTAGTATCAGGCACAGCCGCAAGCGGTGCTTTGTTACAAGTAGAAGCTTCCGGAGATTTAAAGGCCGGAACTACAGCTGATGCAGGAGTAGCAGTCATGCTAGGTAATGACACAGGAGGAGCAGCAGCTTTAAGGCCTGTTCTAACAAGGTGATTAAATGGTCGACGCAACACCCGGTATACTAACTAGCCTAAATTCTGGTTCAACGAACAACGGAGAAAGAGTACTTATTGATTATAAAGAAGCTTTGATGGACTACAGAGTCGCAGACCTTCCAGTAATGCAATTCTTCGCTGACCCGATGACCACAGATACAGGCGGTGATATTGATATCACTTTCGCAAAACCATCAATGGCGATGGAACAAATAGATGAAGGAAACACTCCGCAATACCAACACACTAAACTACGCTCCGAGAGAGTCGCAGTTAAAGAGTGGGGACTTGCAGTAGGTGTTACCCGCAGAATGATTGAAGACTCAAGATTCAATGAAGTTGAGATGGCATTAAACGAAGCTCGCAGAGCCGTTGACCGTCATTTAACTGCTCACGTTACAAAAGTAATTTTTGGTAATGATGCAGCAGACGCAACTCTTGGAACCGTAGCTATAACAGCTTCAACAGCTGAGTCCGCAATCACGACCTTCGCAACTAATCCGCAAGGTGGATTCTTTGGAACTGGTGCAACATTTGATGGAAGATTAGATGATTACGCCGACCAAGGATTAACCGCACTTCAAGCCTGTAATTCTTATAACGCATGTACCTCCACAGGAGAGAGTTCAATAGCATTACAAGATATATCAGCA